GAAAATAACCCATCGTGCCAAGTGCTACAATAATTATTAAACTGGCAACTGTCTTCATTGGCATTTGCACGGCTACCTCTTCTCCAATATTTAATGGTTTATTGCTCATCTTTTGGTTTTGGTAAAGGTAATATAAACTCTTTTGGAGGCATTTTCAATTTGCTTTTTCCTGAGTTTATGAACTTATCTCCCATTAAATTGACGTCTGGGTTCTCTTTTTTGTACTCATCTTTCATGTCATCCCACAAACTTTGTGAGTCAGCAGGTCTAGTGTTATCTCCTGCAGGAGTTACACCTCTACATTTGGATACAAGTAAAGCAAAGTTTTCATTGTGTGCAAGACTAGGATTACTGTTAACCCTACCACACATTTTCATTAATTCTAATTGTTGTTTGATTGCTACATTTTCTTTTGAGGTTTTACAGTCTGTGCCTAGGTATTTTCTGTATGTAAGTCTAATGCTATTATCCTCTCTTTCGTCCCAACTATTATTGTAATTATTATAATCGGAATCTCTTTTTTCAACAGACACATCAACCTCACCACACCTTACACCATACTCATTAAGATATTCGTTTTTAGGATATGCAGGACCTGCACAAAAAGCTAGAGCTGTTAGCATTAGTATAAGAATTCCTGTAAAATAATAATTCATCTTGGCAATCTCCATAATTCATTACCTATTTAAATCCTTAATATCATAGTCGTGCTCTCTGACTTGATCTGCTAATTGTCTATATAAATTTTCTGCCATCTGCCATGTAGATTCTGCAGAAGTTAATCTTGTATTTTGATCTGTAATTTTATCTTCAGCAACTTTTAAATCTCTTTGAAGATCTATAATTTCTTGCTGATTATTATTAATGGTGTCGGTGAGATTAACAATATATCTAACACCTGTAAAAGTTCCGACCAGGACTGATGCCACGACCGGAACCATTACAATATTTTTCTTTAACAGATCTGCTAAATTCATTACTTAACTATTAAAGCTACTACTAAAACTGCAAATACAAGACATTCAATTTTATGATCTGACCAGTAATGCATAGCTTTACTTTTTAATTTATTAATCATTTTTTTTCTCCTCTATTTCATAGAAGAACTTATCCGTATCTTCTGTACGCCAAGCCCTACTATCTTCAACGTTCCATTCGTTTGTTTGCACTTTCCAATCAGGAGTCTCATCTTTCACTGTGAAAGAAGGTATGTCCCATATACATCTATTGTTAGGTTGTGCTGCAAAATTGCCGTCGTCTAATGCAATTATGTGAGCGCACTTATGTTCGTGCGGGATCTCCGAATGATCAGTGTCTAGTATATTACTCTCTGGATGTGCAAAGTCAACGGTAAATAAATACTTACCTGGATGCCATTTTTTATCTTTACCTATGTACTTACCGGCTTGACCGTCTAAGATATCCCAACGATGAACAGAAGGGTAATAAGAAAAACAATTCCAGAGCTGTAGTTCATCAAGTCTTCTTCCGGGCACTCCGCGTGGGTCAAATCCCTTTTGAATAAACGCGCTAATTGGTAAGCGATAAAATATTGCACCGTTTTCC